TTATGGAAGTTTCGAAACTTGAACAAGTAGAAGTTGATAAACTATACAAACAATTAGCTTACTATAATTGTCACTATGGATGGTTATTACTATCTATAAATAAAACTAATCATAAATTTAAGGAGCAGAATTATTTAAATATTGCATATGGATTAAATCAATCCACAATAACATACTATACACATCCTACTGATGTAGTAGATATAATGGATTTATTTGATAGAAATTTATTCAGGAATATTATCTTTGAATATTTAGATGTTTACTTCGGAGAAAATAATAGAAAGTTTAAAGATATAATAATAACTCCAGAAATTCTTCAAAATATTGTTATCATCACTTTAAATAAAGAATCTAGAGATGAAATAATAAAAGCTCTAGAAGAAATACTTCCAGAGTATTTTGATTATATCGATTTAATTACAGAAAATGAATATTGACAATTATAAAACCTATTTAGATACTACTATTTTAAAATGTCTTAATGCATGTAGTACTTCTAATGAGACAGAGGTATTTTTAAAACTTATAAACTATCTCTTTAAGAATTATAAAGAAGAATTATTTGTGCCAGAGTATTATATTATAAATGCTATTAAAAATTCTACAGACAGTGCTTTAGGAGATATATATGAATCTATCCTTAATGAAATACTTAAAGATTTATTGGGGAATGAAAATATACTAGATTCTATAAGCTTTCATGTCTTAACTACTGATTTTGGATTTAACCTATCTATAGAATATTATACAATTGAAAATTTTCAATGTGGGAGAGAATTTATCTTTGGTTTGAGAAGAATTATTCCAAACATTATTATATATGAAACTATAAATGGAGTACCGCAAAAAAGAAGAACTGATATCTAAGGAAGTATTATCTAAATTTAAGATAAAAATAGTATCAATAAACACTCTAGATATAACAGATGATATTTATTTCTCTAAGGCTTATTCTGGATATATATCTAACTCCAAGCTTAAACTTATTAATCCGGATGAGGAAGGGTCTTTTAAAACCTATCTTGAAGGACTAAAACAATTCTCTACAAGAAGTATGGACATAGGTGCAAAATATAAAATAATTTTTTATAAATAAATTTCTATTTACTTGTTTCTTTGATTTTAAAATGTTATACTTGTCATGTTAAATTAAAACATGACATCAATGAAAAATGTAACAAAAATAAAATCAACGTTAGAAATAGAAAGAGAACTTCACGAAGTTTTTCCTTTTATAGATATAATTGGAGAATATACTGGAGCAAATAATAAAATATTACATAGGTGTAATCTCTGTGGGCATGAATGGGAAGCTGTTACTAGGTCTGTAAAAGCATCTAAACATGGATGTCCCAAGTGCCAAGTAAACAAAGCACGTAAAGAACTTTCTTTAAAAAATTTTTTAGATAAACTAGATAAGGATAAATACGAACTTGTAGACTTTCAAGATCAGCAGCATGTAAAGGTCAAGTGTAAAGATTGCGGGAATGTTAGAGAGACTACTAGCTCTAATATCCTAAGATTTGGATGTAAGCATTGTTCTTCTAAAAGGAATAACGAACTCAGAAAATTAACGAAAGATGAGTTTGTATCTAGAGCATCTATTATTCATAGGAATAAGTATGATTATTCAAAAGCAGAGTATATTAATTTTAATACTAAATTATGTATAATATGCCCTACTCACGGAGAATTTTGGCAATCCCCTAATAAACACTTATCTGGACAAGAATGTCCTAAATGTGCTTTCAGAAAAAACTGGACCACAGAAGAATTTATACAACATGCAAAAGAAATACATGGTGACAAATATGATTATAGTAAAACAGAGTTTTCCCAATGGAAAGATCGAGTAACTATTATTTGTCCCAAACATGGATATTTTGAGCAACTTCCTTCTGTACATATAGATTTTAAATGTGGATGTCCATTCTGTAAAGAATCACACGGAGAAGCGTTCGTGAACAAGATATTGCAAAGTTTGAGCATACCTTTTGTTAGACAAAAGGTGATAAGAAATAATCACAGACTATTCAAGGTTGATTTTTATCTAGAATTGAACAATAAAATATTTATAATTGAGTATAATGGAAGACAACATTATTTCCCAATAGTCCATTTTGGTGGAGAAGAAAGTTTTATTAAACAATGTGTAAGAGATGAGGAATTAAGAACCTTATGTAAAGAAAATAATTATTGTTTGCTAGAATTACCATATAATAAAAATGATAGTGAAGTAGAAGAAATGATAAAAAGTTTTTTAGTGCCGTCATTACAGGAATGTAATAGATTATCACAGGGCAATAACGGGGAAAGCTGTGATGCCAATCCCGTGATAAATTCAGAGATTACGAAAGGCTCTGAATCATCGTAACGCGTAGAGAGTGAACAAATATAATCTCTCCAAGAGTGTCCTGCACCCTAAGGGTGAAAATGTACGCTGATCTATAACTAAATAAGAAGTTATAGAACTTTAGGATAAAAAGCCTAAAGGATAACAAAAATGACTTCCATACATGAATTAATCTTGCAGCCAGAGGAGTTTGAGTTAAATGATTATACAAAACCTTCTGCCAAAGCTGGTAAGATAGTAGAATCTATATTTAAATATAGATGTAAAGGGTATAGTATATCCAAATCTATAGAACAAGCATCTGAGGATGTGTCTTATTACGTGGGACAATTAAATGGAAATAAAATCTCTAAATTGATTTCCTCTGGATTAGAATACTACCTTTTTCTTAGAGCTAATAAAGATGTTCCTTATGGAAAAGAACAAATTATCCTAGATAAAAGGACTAGAGAAACCTGTATAAAGTGCGTAGATTCTATTAGAGGGAATATAGATGCAATGAATTTACTTCTTCCAGATGAATTTTCATTAGATCAATATTTAAATAGGAATGAGGATACTATTATAATGGAAATTTTAGTATCTTTTCCAAATAGTATAACTAATCCAGATGCGCCCATTGTTGAAATTCCTTTGAAACTAAAAGCTAAAATAGATAATTGGAATTTAAATATAGATGAAGGTGTTCTTAATTTAAATGATTTAAAAACTACTGGTAAAATGTGGTATATGTTCCCAGGATCAACTATTAATGAGACTGGAGAATTTGTTGAAGGGTCCTTCCAACATTATCATTATTATCGCCAATTAGGTATGTATTACTGGATGTTATTATCTTATTTAAATTCTGAGAATTATGTAGTATCTAAATCATATTTAAATATCATATCAGTACAAACTATTCCTAATTATTCTACAGTAGTATTTAGAATCCCAAATAAATGGTTTGTTAAAGGATTAAAAGAATTTAAGACCTTATTATCTTACGCAGCTTATGCTGAATATAATAAAGAAAAAATATTATCATGATTCCATATAGAGATGATGTTTTAATATCAGAACAAATAGTGCAAGATTTAGTTAATCAGTTTAATAACTTAACTCAAGAAGAAAAAGAAAGATTTTTTAAAAAGGTTTTATGTATTGGTTCTCTAGCTGTAGACTCTTTAGATGCTGTTACAGCTTTAATATCTATACTTATTGCTGTATATAGAAAATATGCTGAGAAGCATCCGGATGTTTCTATAGAGAAGTTTACTAAAGCATTTTTAAAGGATACTATATCTACCTATGATGATTCGTGGATGGAGAATTTTTTACCTTTATGTAAAGCTATCACAGATTGTAAAAAAGTAAATCTATGTGGAGCAAAGAATCTTGAGGAATGTAAATCTAAGATAAATAATGTATTAGATAAATTACTTCCATTTTAATATAGGAGTATCACTACTTTAGATAAAAACAATACCTCACTAGAAATTATTAATAAATTTTTAGTGATTACTATTTTGATAACATTAAAAATCCCCTTATCTTTGTACTATCAAATTGAGGGAAAATATAACAACTTAAATATTTATTAACCTATAAAATTTTTAGAATTATGGCAAAATTGTTTATGACCAATGTAAAAGGATTTAGTAAAGAAGAAGCAATGTGTGAACTTCCGTTAGAAATTAATCAAAATGCAACTGCAAAATGGCGTGCTGCTGGAGAACCTACTTTTGGTTCAGATGATTTCCGAGCATTCGCTGAGAACTTCATCAGCAACAAACATATGATTACTGGAGCTGGTGCTTATATTCAGAAAACTTCTCCTGTAGCTGATACTCGTACGAAACCTTATAAAATTGTAAACTTCAAGAAAGAAGGTAAGACTAAATGGGAAACCGTATATAATGTTTGTGAAGCAGAATTTAACTTAGATAAAGAAGGTAAATTTAAATCAATTGAATCAATTGGTATGCCTGTAGATCAATCTGCTGTTAATAAGGCTGATGCTGAACGTAAAATGCGTGAATTGATTGCTCAAAATAAACGTAATTATGTAGTAAGAAAGACTAAAGAAGTTGTTGAGGATGAAGCTTCTAAGAACGGAGAAATCTTGTGTGCAGGTGTTTATACTCCGTCAATTACTACTAAACAAGGAGAATTTTATGTATTTGGATTAGTTAAAGAATAATCTTAAATATAATAAAATATTTATATAAATATATAATCAATCAGAAGGGTGTAATATTAATTTATTACACCCTTTATTTTTAAAAACATAACAGTAATAATTTTAACAGTGTTGCTACTTAAAGCCGTGATTAAATATGAAACTAGAATTATCTAAATCGATCTTAGAATCCATCTCAAGTAGAGTAAATAACGATATTTTTACATTTGATGATGTAGAAAGTGAATATAAATTCGATAATATTCAAGAAAAGTTATATAATAGATTATATAAAAACTATCAGGATTTAACTCCACCACAATTTGATTTAGATACATTTAGATTCACATATAAAATACTTTGTCAAAACTCTGGAGTGAAGAAGACTCCTCAGAAACAATTAAATAAAGTTAAGGATAGAAAAATTGTATATGATGCTACTACTGATGAATCTTTCGAAAGTAGAATTGTTGGTTCATCTGTAAGAGATGAAGAAGGTAAAGTAATACATTATGAATTTAGAATCCTTATTAGAGATAAAGAATCTTTTGAAGGTACTCTCACATTATCTGAAATGCAGGATATTTATGTTGGATATTCTAATAGAGGATATAATTTATCAGCTAGGAAATTGTCTGAGAAATTCCCACAATATGATTTGATTCAATTAAAGAAGATTTTAAGAGCATTTCAGATTACTAAAGATTGTTACCCGTTTGCTCCGCATATTGCAGAAAGTAAGAGTAAAGAGGAATTAGAAAGGATGTTATTAGATTTAAAATTACATTCTGCTTCTAAGAACGCTGATAGAGATGAGATACAAGATAAGAATAAATATATCTTAGAATTAACTAAGGAACTTAACAAGTATAGGGATAAAGAAACATTCGTTAAGGATTTACTTAGAATTCCTGTTAAATATAATACTCCTATAACGCCTTTATATTCCGATGCTAATGAATATACTAATACGTTAGTTATATTCTTATCTGATATGCATATTGGAGCTTATAATCCTAAATATGGATTTATACAATTGGAAGATTATAATAAAGAAGAAATTAGTAGGAGATTAGATAAAGTATATAATTTTATTATTAATAAATTATTTGATAATTTAATTATCTGTAATTTAGGAGATAGTGTAGATTCTTATAAAGGTGAAACTGTTAGAGGTCATGAATTACCTACTACTATTACTCCAAAAGAACAATCTAAGATGTATTTAGATGTTATGTTAGAGTTCTTTAATAAATTACTTGATTATGTAGAAAATTCTCATATTAAATATATTTGTATTGGAGATTCAAACCATGACGGTGACTGGGGATGGCTAAATAACGTTGTTCTTTCTGCTAAACTTAAAGAACTGAATATAGAATCCCACATTTCTGATCTTCCAATCGATAAATTTGATATCGGAAACAATTCTATATTATTCATGCATGGTGATATATTTTTCATATTTTTAATATAATTATTTGGTTTCCATGGAAATAATTTATATATTTTTAAATAATAATATATTTAATAAATAATAGAATTATAACATGGAAAAATTTTTAAATTTATTTTTGAGGAGTGAATTAAGTTTACTCGATTTTTGTAAGCAATATAATCTATCTAGAGTTGAATTTGAAGGTTATATTAATGACAAAGGGTATTATTGGAAGAATGGAAGGTCTGGCATAAAAGTTAACCTATTTAAACTGGCAATAGATGATTATGTAAATTCTTTAGAGAGTGTAGGAGCTTCTGCTAAAAGATTTGGAATTAATTCTCAATCTCTTAGTAAAGATTTAAAAGAATTAGACCTTTATGATGAATCCAGAAAAGGTAAGTCAATAAAAAAATATAATGAACGTATTTTTGATACTATTGACACAGAGGAGAAAGCATATTGGTTAGGATTTATCTTTGCTGATGGATATATATATTCATCCCCAATCGAAGAGAAAAAATCTAGAACAGATTGGAACTTTGAATTATGTGCTTCTGGTACTGATAAAGAACACACGGAAAAATTTGCCAAGTTTATAGGATACACTAAAGAATTAAAGATTACTAAAGCTGATAATAAAGGAAATACTAGATGTAGGGTATGTCTATCTAGTCAACATTTATGGAAACACTTAATAGTTATGGTTGTACTCCTAGAAAATCTTTAACCTTAAAGTTCCCAAGTCTAAACATATTTAAGGACGAGAGTTTAGTATGGGACTTTATAAGAGGTTATATAGATGGAGATGGGTGTATTTCATATGCAACTAAAGATCATTCTAAAATGCTCCTTTCCTTATTAGGAACAGAAGATTTTTTAAATTCTATACAAGATGTATTTTCTACTAAGTACACTTTGGAATATAATCATAATGATAAGAATTCTAAAACTAGAGTACTAGAAATAGCTTGTAGACCAGGGCTTAACATTTTACATAAATTATATTCACACTCAAAAATATATTTAAAAAGAAAATATGAAAGATATTTAGAATATTGCCGTCTATATGAGGAATCATATAGAGAATTAGAAACCAATAACGGGGAAGGCTGTGATGTCAATCCCGTGATAAGTACAGAAAGTAAAGAGTCTGTGCCATCGTAACGCGTAGAACTTGAACCTCGAAAGAGAATAAAATAGTTCCAAGAGTGGTTTCTACCCCAACACTTTTATAAGTAGTGGGTAAAAAGGTACGCTGGACTATAGCAAAAAGAAGCTATAGAAGTTAGGATAAAAAGCCTAACGATAACAAAATCGAAAGATAGCGATTCCCAGTTTAAAGGAATGCCTCTTACATTGAATGATAGAACAATAAATTGGGTAAATGATTATATTTATGATTCTGGATTAAAATTTAAAGACAATCTCTATGTAGTAAAAGGAGATTTACATCAATATGCTATAACAGAATCCAGAAGGTTTCAATATATTTCTGTTCCAAGTTTATATGGATCTTCTAATTATATAGCTGCTAATTTTGGGAAGACTAAATGGGGAGTAGGTTTTATGGAAGTATTTAATGACCATGTAACAACTGGAGTAATTAAAGAATGATATGATAAGTGGAACGTTCGTAGGAGGGAATGCTAAAATGATAATTCCCCTAAGAGATAAAAAGAGTATTTATAAGTATTGTCAAGAACAAAAATATGATACTTCTTTACCATTAAGTTGTGATAGTTATATTGGATTAAAATATGCACTTTCTTTTTTTCCAAAATCAAATGAACAATCTAATTATTTTATTCTTTTAAATCTTAATGAGGATTTACTTAAGATGTTTATAGAAAAGGAAATGACTCTTGATGAAATTGTTTGTATAGTTGAAGAATCAGAAAAGTTAGACGATTATGAATTATTTCTCTGTTGTTTATATTATTTTCATAATTATACTAATTTAGAAAATTTTGAATATGCACTTGAATCTTTTTTATGTAAAATAGAAGATGATGAAGATTATATAGATTTATATCTTAGTATATATGGAGATATGATAAGAGCAACACCATTATTTTCTAGATATATAGACTTTAAAAAGTTCTTTTTGGAACAGTATACCACTATTAGCTTTAATAATACAAACTATATATTTTTATATGATAAAATTTAATATAAGAGGAAATAAAAATTCTACCGAGTTTAATAATATTCAAGAATTTATTAATTTCTGTAAGGGGAATAATATAATATCAGATGATGAACTTTTCGTATATGATTCTTGTGAAAGTTGGATTACTTATGATATAGAAGGTAGTGGTTACAGTATACACTTATATAATATTGAAGATCCAAAATTATGTCAATGTCTTAAAGAAATTGTCTTTAGAGTTGAAGATATTATAAATATTATCGAACTTTCTGAAAAAGGTCTATGTGATGAAGGAATATTAATTTCTTTTTTATACTATTCTGAAGGTTATTCAAATGATATAGTTAATGAGTATACAATTGCTTTAAGTACTTATTTTAAAAAGTATCCATATCATGAGTTTGATTCTATTATAAAAGATTATTATGATATAAATCTTTCTGCAACCGATTTATGTAATTATATTGATTCTTTTAAATTTTTATGTGACAAATTCAATATTGTAGAGTTTGATGATTGTTGGTATTTATATCATAAAACTAATTAAGTATGAATGCTTTTATATATTCAATTAAAGATACTTCTAAAACTCCTATAATCTATTTAAGTAATTCTCAGGATGTTTATGAATTTTGTAATAAGAATAATATAAATTTGACCACCCTTATTAATCCTGATGAAGATAATTCTGCAATAGATAATGTTACTTATTATTTAGAGAATTTTGATTTTGCTATAAATATATTTGATATATATTCTCAAAAATTAATAGATTATCTAAGTAATACTTATTGGTTATTTAAAGATATTGTAGATTTTATCAAAGTATCTCATAAAATTAGTGAGTTTGAGTTATTTATTTCTATCTTATATTATAGTGAAGGATATATAAAAGATATATGTGAAGATTATCCAAAAGCTATTAGGAAGTATATAGGAAGTATAGAAAACTATAAAACTATAAATGCCAAAAAGGATTTAATACAAATTATATTTGGAGAACGTATAAACAATTCAGAACTACTAACTTATATAGATATAGACACTATATTAGATGATTTACATACAATTGAGTTTGAAGATAAAATTTATTTATTTAATTCAAAACAATAAATATGTATCTACATAAATCGAATTATTTAAATAAGGATATTTATTATATACTTAAATAAAATTTTATATAAACATGGGCTTTGTTTATTTATGTGATACAAAGAAATCAGATACAATTGAAATAGATTATAACTGGTTAGAATCAAATCCTTCTTTCTACTCCTTACTCTGGAAATGTATAGATAGTGATAAAACAACAAATTCAATACGATTTGTTGCAAAGGACTTAAAATACTCTAATTATATTATTACCATAAATCCTAATAATACAAATCCTAATTTATCTGATCTGTTAAAAACTAAAGATTGGAGTATTAACGAACTATTTTTAATAGCTACAATTCCATATTATTATTACGAAGAAAATATATTTATAATCATCTTAGCATATATTAACTCTATTATTACTAGTCTTGAGGATTATCAATATGCTTTAGATAATTATATGGGAAAGATAAGAAATGGAGAATGGATAGATTTTATGATAGATACATTAGGTATTACTATAGATCCTCGAATAGATGAGTATATAGATGCACGTACTTATATAGAAGATAATTTTAATTATGCAATTTTTAATAATTGCTATTATATATTTGGATATTAATACATGGAAGTAACTTTAGAACAATTATTAAAAGGAAAAGCAACGCAAATAGGAAAGAAAGAATTCTATTCTACTAAGGATTATATAGATCCCTTTCTTCAATCAATGAGTAAATTTACAGATGAATTTATATGTAAAGTAAAAGAGCCAAAACAGATTAGTATTGGTGAAGAGAAAGATGTAATGTATAATAGGGTTTATATTCAAGCAGTTTTACCTAAAAACTATTGGGAGTATGAAGATCATCAGCAAGTAATATCTTTAATTTATGGATTAGATTGTAAAGTCCCAGTAGTAAAAATTTTTAGGGGAGGGATTAATATGGCGTGTTTAAATCTTTGTGTGTTTAATGCTACATATTTAAATACACAAGTATTAGAGCCACAAAAGATGTATGATATTTCTCCCATTAAAAACCTAATGAATTTAACAGATGATTTAGGAGTTAAGATTAAAAAATTAAAGAATACATTTATATCTAGAGATAAAGTAGATATGACTAATACTCTGGGCAAATGGGTAGATTTTTGTATTAAATCTGAGTATAAAAGTGATTTCGGAAAAGCTAAATTATCCCCAACTACTGCAATATCTGCATATAAAAATTTAGTTTTAAATCCCGACTCAGAGTATTATATTCCGGAAGATGAGGAAGTTTCGTTATTTACCGCATATAACGCATTTACTGAATTATTAAGGGATGATAAAGATGTTGTCAATCCTTTTGAAAAGAATTTACTTTTAAATAATTTATTCGAAATTTAATATGTACAATGATCAATCTAATGCTTTAGGAGAATTTATTTTTCAATCTAAATATGCTAGATATAATTCTAATCTGAAAAGGAAAGAGACCTTTGAGGAATCTGTAGATAGAATATTACAGATGCATTTAAAACATCTTAAAGATAAATATCCAGAAGTATTAAATAATGCAGAATTTAATAATGATTTATTAGAAGCCTTTGAGGAGTATAAAAATAAAAATGTTTATGGATCTCAGAGAGCTTTGCAATTCGGAGGCGATCCTATTTTAAGAAAGAATGAAAAAATCTTCAATTGTTCATATACGTATATAGATAGTCTAGAAAGATTTGAGCAAATTGAGTATTTACTGTTATGTGGTTGTGGAGTAGGGTGTTCTGTTGAATATAAACACGTAAATATTCTTCCCATGATGCCTGAAAGACTTAATAGCTCAGTTGAAGAATATGTAATTGGGGACAGTATTGAAAGTTGGAGTTTAGCTATTGGTAGATTAGTTCAATATTATTTTAATTCTAACGTAACTTATCCTAAGTTTGATTATTCTAAAATTAGACCTAGTGGAAGTTTAATATCAGGCGGATTTATAGCTCCAGGTCCTGATGGTTTAAGAAATGCTTTAAATAAAATAGATTCTTTACTTAGTAATGTTCATAAAACTACTAGAAGATTATCTCCACTTAACTGTGCTGATATATTATCACACTGTGCAGACAGTGTACTTTCGGGTGGTGTGCGCAGGTCTGCTTTAGCTATATTATTCTCTCCTAATGATGAGGAGATGTATAATTCTAAAGTAGGTAATTGGTTTTATGACAATCCTCAACGTGGAAGATATAATGCTTCTGTTGCTTTGGAGAGAAGTGATGATAATAAAGAAGTATTTAATAAAATCTTTGAATCTACTAAAGAATATGGAGAACCTGGGTTTTTCTTTAGGTCTGATTCTGGTATAGGGTGTAATCCATGCTTCGAGATTGGTTTTAAACCCGTACTAGAAATACAGAAACCTGATGGAGTATCTAAACAAACCGGGATACAGTTTTGTAATTTGATCTCTATCTCAGGTAAAGAATCCACAACAGAAGAGAAATTCTATAAACAATGTAAAGCAGCTGCTACTATTGGAACAATTCAAGCTACATATAATTCTTTCCCTTTCTTGGGTGAAGTAACAGAGCAATTAGCTAAGAATGATCCATTAATTGGAGTATCTATTAGCGGGATTATGATGAATCCTGATATATTATTAAATGAAAATATTCTGCGTAAAGGAGCTGAGATTATTAAAGAACAAAATAGCAAAATAGCTAACTTACTAAGAATTAATCCTGCATCTAGGACTACTTGTATTAAGCCTGATGGAAATATAAGTACCTTAACTGGAAACACTCCTGGATGTCATGGTCAACATGCGAAAAGATATATCCGGAGAGTTCAGGTTAATAAAGAAGAAGAAGCAGGTAAAGTATACGCTAAATATAATCCTAAAGCAGTAGTAGAATCTGTTTGGTCTAATAATCATACTGATAATTGTATTATGTTCGCAATAGAATCGGATGATAACGTTAAAACCAAATCGGAATTACTAGGAATTAAACAATTAGAAGTAATTAAATTACTATATAACAACTGGATTCTTCCAGGAATGGTAGATCCTACTAATCCTGTATGTAATAATGTATCTAATACTGTTATAGTTCCAAATCAAGATTGGCATAGAGTAAAAGATTGGGTATGGAATAATAAAAACTTTATTGCTGGAGTATCATTTATTCCTTCAACTGGAGACATTACTTTTACACAACCTCCATACTCAGAAGTATTTATCCCAGAAGAATTAGTGGAAATGTATGGGGACGGAGTAATATTTGCCTCAGGTCTAATCGTAGATGCAGAAAAAACTTTCGGGAATTTGTGGAAAGCTTGTGATACATTTAATTATAAAGGGGAGAAACTATATTCTACTGTTGAAGATGCTAAAGAATTTATTAAAGAACTTAATGTAGCAGAAGATCCCTCTTATTTAAATAAACCTCATTCTGAATGGGTAAAAGCTAATTCAATTCAATATAATAATTGGGTTAAAGTATTATCCATATTGGGATATACAGAAGAATTCATAGATGAAATTTTAGATTCTGATATAGAAATTCCAATTGCAGAAATTCAGAAGTATTTAGATAAAACAGCATTTACTAATATAAAAAATCTAAATACTAAAAGAGATATAATGCGGAGAATGAAGAAGTTCGGAGATACATATTTCGGAGAAGATTATAGTACTATGATTGAAGCTCTTAAATATGTACAATTATATCATGATTGGTGTGATATAACTAGAAACTATACTCCTATCGATTGGACTACAGTTAAATGGAAAAAAGTATTAATTGATGCAGATACAACAGGAGCTCAGGCTTGTTCTGGAGGACAATGTGATATAACTAAAATATAATAAGTATATGAAATATAGAATTACTTATACAGTATCTTGTGATTCTACATTTTATGTAGATATCGATGCAGATAATGAAAAAAAAGCAATAGATAAATTTAGTTCCGGATACTGGGATTACGATGAAGAAATACTTATAGACTCTTCTTGTTTAGATCCAGAAATAGAAAATATTCAAGTAATAAATGGGGAGGATGTTTGATGAAATATACTATTCACAATTTAAACAACGGATTGTACTGGGACGATACCTGTGAACTATTTAGAACTGGAGGATTAGTTCCATTATATAATACAAAAGATGAAGCTAAAAATGTTATAATTAAAAAAGAATTGAAAGAATGTGAAGTACTTCCAGTTTTATTAATTCCAAATCCTGACGATAATGATTAAATCTTTTTATGCTATATATAATCCTAAATTATCTAATTATTACAATCCTATAACAAAAGAGTTTGGAGTGTATAATACTAACGCTATTTATAATAAAGATACTGCTCTTAAATATATAGATCAAGATGGACTAAAAGGTTGTGAGTTAAAGATTATATATAAAT